CACATATAAGATCTATCACCATACTCATCAGTAAACCATCTGTCCCCATCACTATCAACAAATGATGAATCATCAAGACCATCACTTAAGAATCCAAAAGGAGCCATATCTTGTTCAATCTGATTTTTTTGTTCCTCATACAATCTTTTTCTTACGTCCTGATCAGTCAGTTCTTTAAAGTAGTCCTGTGCGACCAACCAGGCATAGATAACCAAACACATTGCCAAGTCATCGTTGCAACCTTCTTCTGCTTCAAAAGAATTATGCTTTGAAATAAAAGTAGTCAATTCAGAAATAATCTCATAGTCATTAAATATGAGTTTATCTTCCTCAATCATTGTTTTGAGGTTGAGAGATCCGACTTTTTTGACAGTCTTACTCATCTTGACACCAAGTTGAGTTTTCTTGCCAGAGAATCCCTGTCCTACAATCTGACCTGCTCTACCTCTCATAGAACACATGAGCAAGTTTTGGTATTCAAGATCATATTGGAGAATGCTGGCTACCTGATCTCCAATATCATTAACTTCACATAAAATGAATGCATTGTTATAATTTTTTGAAACATCGTAAATGATGTTTGGAAACAGCATCGGTTTTATTTCATTGTTTCTATACTTCGCCACAACTCTGTGTGGAAACTGAGTTATATCAACAACCACAAATGCAGAATAGTCTTCTCCAACACCCCTTGCAACGTCAACAGTACAAACATAATCATGATTTTCTATCGGAGACTCATATACATCAAGTCCAGCACTTCTTTGTATAGGATTATCGTATATTAAAGTTCTTAGTTTACTTGGAGCAATCAGAGTATCGATAGATCCAAGAAATTCGCACTCAAATTCAACTTTGAACTGAGCTTCAGATGTGTTTGCAATGGTTGTCTCTTTCCACTTTTCATCTCTTCCTGGAACTTCACTCCAATGAACATCTGTGGGAATATATTCGTTCTTTTTCTTCTCCGCATCGTGCCACATGCGGTAGAAGTGATTCATTCCGTGTGGTGTCGAGACGATAATAACCTTCGTATTTTTACCAGAAGTAATAGTAGGATAAACAGAGGCAAAAAACGAATCAGCAACATGATTTGGAACGAATGCAAATTCATCCAAAAAGAGAATATTGAATGACATGCCTCGGACAGCACTTGCAGAAGTTGAAGCAGCAAGAATTTTAGACCCATTTTCTAACTCCAATGAACCTTTGTTCCAAGCAATGATACCCTGTTGCATCCACTTTGGTAGGTTTTCATATGCAGTTTGAAGTCTTCCAAGAAGTTCTCTTGCAGTGGCTGCTTTGTTTGCAAGAATACCAATGTTTACACTGTCATTAAAAACAGCATAGTGCAATAGGTAAGATACCACAGTCGTGGACTTTCCTGTCTGACGTGGCATCTTACAGATATTGAATCTGTTATTATGGAAATTATTGATTAATCTTTCTTGGAAATGATAAGGATGAAATTGAGTCAGACCCTCATCCAGAGAAACGATCTTAATATAATTGTTAGCAAAATAAACAGGATCGTCTTTACATTTCATAAACTCAAGAATCTGTTCTTGAGTAAATTCAATAGGAGTATTTGCTTTTTTTAGATTCGGATTACCAAGATATACATTATCACTCATAAAAAATTACCTTTGTTCAATCCAGTTAAGTACCGCAAGTGCTGCTTTGTTGGTATTAGGAGAAGCACAAGCAAGGGTATAAGTATCACTGATTGTACCAATACCAGTTCTTCCAAGTTGTAGTGCTGCTCTATCATCAATATTAACCAGAGAGGCACCACCAGAAATCGTAAATCCTGAAAGAAGTGCTTGGCCTCCAGTGAGTGCAGTTGCTGTAGTATCATATTGCATAAAGGAGTTTGGATCTGGATGGTCTGTCCAACTCGCACCAGTCAAAGTTGCATTCTCAAAAAGTCTCCAATAAACATTCGTGTTATCGTTCGTTACTGCCTGCAGAGATCTCAGTAACATAACTGCCTGAAGTGCGGATGACTTAAGACGCAAACTGACGATTGGATAGAAAGTGTTTGCGGCAGGCATCGTTGTTCCAGTGATGTCATTTGAGACACTCAACAAAGTACCAAGTTTTTCTGGTTCACCTTCTTGGATCAGAGAGTTAGAACCCTGATAAAGATAATGAGTTCCAGCAACACCAGTTACATTCTCAATCTCAACACGAATTGGAAGGAATGGACTTCTACACCAAACTAAATCATTGACATTTGAGTTCTCAAATGTATGACTAGGAATAGTCTCACGGTTCATTAACCAATTAAATCTTACATTACCTGCACCATACCATTCATAGTTAATGGAAATCATCTGTTGTTTGGTTGGATCTGCAGTTACACCAGTGTATCCATTACCATCAAACTTCTCACCATTCCAATCTTCTCTGGTTACTCTTCTTTCTGAAGTAATACCAGATGCACTGCTGCGAATTACATAAGAATATGTGCCTCCATCATCCTCAAAGTAAGCACCATCAGTCTCATTAAACAATCCGAATCTTCTGCGAATACCGACTTGTGGTGCTTCTAGACGAATTGCAAATGCGAGAGTTGCTGGTCTGCCAGGAATGTATCTCATTACCTGTTTAGTCTGTCTGACAACCTTACTACCAGCAGTAGAACCAACCTCCATAACTACATTACTGGAAGCGGTATTATGAGTAGCAGTTGCAACACCAACTAAACTCTCATCCCAAACATCAGTCTCCTTACCATACTGGAAAGTATTGAAGAAAACTGTTTGGAAAGGAGCAACCTTTAGTCTATTATTGTCAGAAAACTGAGGTCTCCAGTCAGTCTGGTTTCCCCAGTGATCAGCAATATTATAAACCTCAAAGAGACTTCTCTCCTGGTTTAAGAAATCTTGTTCAACTTTATTCCACTGTGCCATAATTTATACCCAATCTAACTTTGCAGGATGATACCTTTTGTCTCCTGTGATTTTCATTGACTTTTCTGAAGTCTCAGTTACATAAATCTGTTGAACGATTGCACCAGGATACTCATCCTGAAGAAACTCAGCAAGTTGATTCTTGGAAGGAACTCCAGTTTCACTTACCATTGAGATTCTGTGAATGTTTCCCTGGTAAACAATGTCAGCAGAAAACTCCTCACCGACCTTTTGTTGTGTGGTGTCAGAGTTGATAATGAGAGTCTCAACGTTTTGGATGTTGACGCTCTCTTGAATGAATTGATCGAAACTTTTCATACTAGCAATTCCACTTACGGAGTGACTTATTGATTCTTGAATCTGGATCTCTTGCTGTCTTGGCAGAGGTCAGTCTTTTCTTCATTCCTTTCATTCTTGCACAGAATGACTTTCTTCTCTTCGATGCCTTAGAACCTTTCTTCAGTTTAGAAGGTTTGGTTGTAACAGCGGTTTGGAGTTTGGAACCAGGATTTGCTCTTCTGTAAGATGCAACACCTGCCTTGTTCAGACCACCTTCAGGGTTCTTACCTTCCTTTCTCTGCCAAGCGGGTGTCTTTCCCTCTTCCAGATCAGTCTCTTCGTCAAACTTAGAGTAAGTGTCACCACCAGATCCAGCATTGAAGTAAGAGTCACCCTGACCAACAGCGGTCTCAGTGTAAGCAGACAATCTTGCTCCAGGGTAAATCTTATCGATTGCTGTCTTGACTTCTTCTCTGGTTGGTTTTCTTACCTGTGGGAAGAACATCTTCAAGTAAGTGTACTTACCTCTCCAAACAAAGGTAACGATGTAAACGTTTCCATATTGGGAAGGTGCTCTGAACCCTTCTTCCAGTTCAACCTCTTCTGTGTTAACGGCAACGTCAGAGTTCTTGTCCTTAGCATGTTTCATCAAAGCAGCATAAGTGTTGATTTTCTTTTCTCTGTCCTTGACTGCTCTTTCTTTCTTCAGTCTTTCAATTTCTTCTGGACTTCTCTTTTTCAAAAGTGACAGACCCTCCTCAACTTGAGGTTCTTCTTTTTTCTTCTTATCCGTCATCTTTTTCATTGCCTTAGCACCGAGAATTCCCGCTGCTCCACTTGCCAACCCACCAACTGCTCCAAGCGCAGCAGCAGTTCCAACAGCAGGCAATGTAAGTGCTGCCTCAGAAGTTGTTGCTGGTTTCTTGTCAAACTTCTTACCAATTGCACCACCGATCTTGGAACCAGCAATACCACCAGCGATTTCACCAGCAACCATTGCTGGACCATCGGGAATCAAAGCACCACCGATTGCTCCAAGGGTTCCACCAATTGCGGCACCTTTCTTTTCGGCAGGACCTGCCTCAGGAGAACCCTGTTTTGCTTTCGCTGCTGCTTGTCTTCCTGCCTGAGTCGCTGCAGTTGTTCCTTTCTGAACTGCACGTCCTCCTTTCTTGCCACCGAGTTTGATTCCCTGTCTTACCAGAGTTCCAGCACCACCAACTGCTTCTGAAACTTCAACTTCTTCTTTTTTGACACAGTTTGGATATCTCTTTCCAAACATTGTTTTCATTCCTTTCTTTTCATATCCCTTCCAACAGGCTTCATCAACAATCTCAACATCATATCCTTGCTTCTGAAGGACTTTGATTTGCATTTCAGTCAGTTCTGGAAGATTGTAGAACTCTTCCATTCCTTCTTTCTTGGTGGAGTTTCCCCAGTTGGCAGCACCCTTCTTACGACACTTAACCAGAGCACCTGAGGCATAAGCAGAAGGCCATACAGAATAACGAGACTTAACCTTATGGTAACAAGCATCCTTTGAACCACTGCCCTTACCAGGTTTGTCTTTAGCTTCTTTAATGTCCATGTCTTCAGTTCTGACGTTCGTTGGTTTTGCTCCACCACTCTTCTGTGGTTGATTGGGATCCTGACGGTTCTTGCGGTTGAACGCTCTTTCTTCCTCATCCTTGTCGAGGTTACGCTTCATCTTGGATGAACCACATTTGGGAGTGGAAGTTTGTCCAGGTTGACGCGCACAAGGTTTACCAGCGAACTTACCGCCAAGTTGAACCCATCCTTTCTTACCATCAGAAGACTTTGACTTACCAAACCAATCACGAAGTCCTTGATCGCCCGATTTGGTTTCTTCTGAATAAGAGGCAGCAGCATCCATGTTGTGGTCAGTGTCAGTGACTTTAGCCTGAACCCAAGCAGGAATATTTTTCTCCTTGGTTCCAAGTTTCTTCTTCAGTTTCTTGGCGTTATCAATGGTCTTGTCAAGTTGTGACTGAGCCATTGAGACCTCATGGTCCTTCGCTTCTTTCATTTTCTTTTTGCGTCCCTGACAATGCGCTCTTTGTGAAAAACCCTTAGGGTTGTCACAGTTGATAGACTTTTTGTATTTGTCTGACCAACCCATCAGTAAAAAGAGTCTCTTTATATTTATGATTCTTCTGTGTCGAAGAAGAACATGTGGAACAATCGAGAGTCTTCCTTCTCATAACCAAAATACTTGGATGCTGCATGAGGACAATGACCATCCCAAATAACCAAGCGGTTGTAGACGTTAGCAACAACATCAATGTGATCCCAGGGTGTTGGATCTAAATGTTTATTTTCCCAAATCACATCAGAACCATCAGTGTCAACATGTCGAATTCCTGTCTTTTTGTGCGCTAACAGAGAAGTTCCACATTCATAAGGAGCATTTGGAGTCAGGTAAACAGTTGCTGCCCACTTCTGAGCATCGGCATGATAAACAAGTGCATCTTCACAAGTGCAGAATTGAAATCTTCCACACATTCCCCATGTTTCCATCCAGTTAGTGATCTTCATTCCCATGATGGATTCAAACGCTTCTTTGGTTCCAGGAATTTCAAACTGATGCTCAGTTCGTCTTCCCCTGTGATAATCACTTAAGTGAAAATCCTGCATCAAAGCAAAGTTTCTAATGGAGTCGGGACTTTCATAAAAATTATCCACAACCCAAAGAGTGGGTTTAGTTTGTTTACTTATCTTTGGTCCGTCAATCTGATATCTCATGGTCTCTTACCGTTCTCACAGAATCTGCAAAGATTAAAACAAGTGTTATCCTCTGGGATGACATCATTGTAGTCTTGTTCGATCAAGTTTCCAAGAATGTGTTCAAGTCCATAATCCATACAACACAGAGAAACATCACCGTTTGGAAGCATAATGTTGTGATACAGTTTCTCCAAGCAACCACAAGTCATTGGTTGTTCCCCATGATAAACAGACTTATATTCGTCCTTTCTGTTTAGAAGTTCTGGTTTCATGATGCTCTCACCCAAGAGATTTCCTGCTCTTGACCACATTTGATAAGTGGGTGCTTCTGGGAACACATGTTTCACCGAATCGTGAACAGTTCCCATACACATCAAAGTGAAGTTTTGAATTTGAGAATGAACTTCTCCAAATCTTTCAATGACCTTGATGTATCTGTCAGTAATTGGATGTTTTGCTTTTCTTTCCTGATCTGGAAGGTGAAGAACAAATCCACCATTTGGGTTACCAGCAAAAGGAACATTCTTAATTCTTTCGATGTCATCCAAACTCATTCCGATTCCAGTTGTGAAGACCGAAACAGGATGACCTTGCTCATGAGCATAAAGAAGCATGTCCGTGGTTTTTGGATTCAACCAAGGTTCCGTAAAACCAGCAAAGGTCACACGAATTTCCTTTGGCATCTTGTCAACTGCTTTCTTGAAGTTGTCAAGACTCAAGAATCTTTCACCCTTATAAGACTTTTGAAGTGTTCTTTGTGGACAGAACACACAATCAACCACACAACCATTCTTCACATCAATTGAAGTTGTGAATTCCATCGTTGGAGCAACAGCGTCATTCCACTTGTTCTTTGGTTGTTCTTGATTGTCAATGTAAATGTTTATCCAACCATAATATTCCACAACATCATCATTCCAAATCTGATCTGTTAGATCATTGAAATTCGAATTGTAATCAACAAAATAAACTTTATGATTACTAAAATGTTTTAAATAAGTATCTCTAAATTTTTTAAACTTTTCTTTTAATTGTGGCGTACCAAAATGCCATTCACCAGAAATTTTCTTTACATTTTTCTTAATCCAATCAAAATTATCATCGGTGAACACATTGTATTCACCACCTTCACAATCAATTTTTAAAAAATCTATTTTCTCTAATTTTTGTTCTTCGATAAGAGTTTTAAACGTTATTCCTTTACCAGAAGATGTCTTTTTCCATAGATCATTACCCATATAATTGGGATCTAAATCATCATTATACAATCCATTAAAAATTACATCACCATCAACAGAAGATATGCCTTGGTTTAAGCAGGTAACGTTATTATAATTAGATGTATTTTTTACTAATGTTTTAAAAAGTTCTGGATGAGGTTCAAGACAAATGACCCTCTTTGGATTTTTATTTAAAATCGAATGTGCAAATGGACCAACACTGGCTCCAATGTCAACAACAACATCACCATAATTTACATGGAAATGTTTTTCATAATTAATATTTTCTGATTTAAATTCTTCTTTGATTGATTGATAATTCCAAGAATTCTGTTTCATTATTCCCCAATCAAAATCTTCATGACAATCTCTGTTGTCAATGTAAATCGTAATTGCAGTGTAATAATCTAGGAACCAATCATCCCACAGACCCCACTTAATGTCACATTCATCAAAGGAATAAACTTCGTGGTTGGGAAAGTATCTAAGATAAGTATCTCGAAAATGTTTAAATTTTTCTCTGAGTTCTGGTGTCCCTAAGTGCCACTCTCCAACAATCTTTCTGACATTGTTTTTAATCCAAGAAGCATTTTCGTCATTGAAGATATCATACTCACCACCCTCACAATCTGTTTTAAGGAAATCAATCCTCTCAATTTTGTTTTGTTCGATGAATGATTTGAAAGTGATTGTTTCAACTTCCTGAACGTTCTCATCTTCACAAGTTTCAATGAACTGCTCATTAAAAAGACCTGTGAGTTTTTGTTTTCCATCAACACTGCCAATTGCCTTGTTGATAAATCGAGCATTTTCAGATCTGACATTTTTTGTCAGAGTTTGAAACAAATCCTTATGTGGTTCGAAACAGTAAATTTTCTCAGGGTTTTTCTCTTCTAATGTGTAGGAGAACGGACCAACACTTGCTCCCACATCAAAAACAATATCTCCATCTTCAACAGAGAAGAACTTTTCATAAACTTTTTGTTCGAAAACTTCTTTCTCAACAATTCCCTTGAACCATTCATTCTCCGCTGCTTTTCCCCAATCAAAATCTGCTTTAAGGAATTTGAGATTATTCATCACAGATTCTCTGTGAATTGAATCCATGTGTATCCAATAATTTTCTCTAAGATCAAGAAAATACTTTCGACTGTCATCACATAATCCAGTGTGCCAGGATGACACTGCTCTCTCGAACAGAATCCCATACATTCCTGGATAATCAACTTTCAGTGGAAGAGAAGGTAAGTCAAAGTTGGAGTTCATTCCAATCGATGAAATCAAATAAGCATCATGATAATTTCCATCTCTCTCATAGAATCTTGAGAGAAGAAAATAACCTTCTGGTCTTTCTGGGAGAAGAGCAACCGCAGTCTGAAGCATTCCTTTGACAGAATTGTTTCTGCATCCTTGAGAATCAAAGCATCCAGCTGCTGCCAAAAGACAGGCATACATTAGAGTCTTGTCCTCTGTTCTCTCAGCAGTTCGGATGTAATAAGAGATGGCAGAAGCAGTTTGACCAATGGAATGGTAATAGTTTGCAAGCCACAGATTTATGTCTGGGTTTTCTGAGTCATTGGTAAAGTTTACCAGTTGTGTTCTTAATTCATCCATTGTTCAACTCCGCATTGAGAATGTGATCTTCAATAATTGATTCTGGGAATTTCAATAAAAATGCTGCGTTATCTTGAAAACCAAAAGTCATCAAGAAATCCGAACCCTGTTGAGCAAGTCCAACAGAAAACTCAACATCACCTCCCATTATTGAGAAGGTGTCAGTCCATCTGATCAAATTAAAATCTCCGTCCCATAAAAGAATTCTGTGCTTGTAGACAGCATCTTTTCTTTGTGTCTCACTTTTAAACAAATCAACCTCGTGAGTGAAAGCAATGTAATAGTTTTTCCATGGAACCACCTGTGATCCGCCCCGAGGGAAACCAGACATTTCTCTTTTGTCAAAACGTTTAATCAGTTCTGATGTCCCATTCTCAGGATTTACTTTGACCAATTCTGTTGGATTTGACCATTTGATAAAGTGATAAGGTTTGTCCAAAACTGGCATCCAGTTTTTTTCACAATAACTATTAGGATTATCTGGAGGTTCGATTCTGATTTGCGTGGTTTGAACAACCTTGTCTTTTTGAATGTCAATCTCACACAGTTCCATTCTTCCGATTCCTGTTGGGTCGAGATCCCTCCTCACACCACAGGTGAACATCTTTCCTTCCCATTCAAACAAACGAGCATCTTCGAGTCCAACGAAGTCCCACAACTCTTTATCTGGAAACTTGGAAGTGTCGATTTTGTTATGACGAACGATTTCGTAATTCTCATCTAACTCCAAATAATGATTCCACGTCCTCAGGTGGATGTCATTTTCTGGATGAATATAAGTCAAAGGTCCATAAGGATGCTGAAACAGTTTCTTTTCTGAGTGGTAAAACGTGTAATTTACCGCTCTCAGATTGACCAGAACCTTACCATTGTGAATGTAAACAGATGGGTTCATCAGTCCCAATCCATCGTTTTCCTCTGCAGGAATAATCAATGGATGAATTGACCCACCACTTGCGAGACACAGTTTTGCAAAATTGAAATCACTCATTACATAATTAAGCCACGTCTTATTTATTTCTGATTCAACTCCTTGATTGCCTGAATCAGTACTCCAATTATACCATTATAATTAACTGTTTTTGTTCCTTCATCAGTTGTTGCTACTAGTTCGGGGAGAACTTTTTCCAATTCTTGAGCAATAACACCAATTGATGGTGCACCTGTCGATTTCCAGTCAAATCTCACACCATCAAGTTGACTCACAATATCCAAGGCATTTTCGACAACTCTTACATTTTCTTTAAGGTTGATATCTGAACCAGAGTTCAAGTTACCACCAACAGTAAGATTTCCA